ACAAGTTAAATGAATAGGTTTTTTGTAAATAAAGAAGTTTATAAAGAACGACTAGACATTTGTCGAGGTTGTGACGAATATTTTAAACCTACAGGATCTTGTAAAGTATGCGGTTGTTTTATGCGTATTAAGGCTTCTATGGGTGTTATGGAATGTCCAAAAGAATATTGGTTAGCTACACAAATATACGAAGCACCAGAAGAAATACCTACACACCTTAAAGAAGAAATAAAAGAAGTATGGAAACTAATACAAAACGGAAAAGTAAAAGACGTAAAGAGTAAACAACGCCTTATAGAATTATATAACACAATACACGATACTACATATAGCACTAAAACAAATTGTAGTAGTTGTTTAAATAGTATATATAAGTTTATGCAAATAGCAATTAAGAAGATATGAAGAAACGAAAACTAAACAGCAAGAACCCTAAGTACCAAAAAGAAAAAAAGGAAGTAGAATATATAAGAGTATTAAAAAAAGAAACACCTAAATTTAAGATGTATTTTTTATATGAAAAAGAGTAAATACTATTACGAAGTAGATCGTAATTTAGATAACAGTAAACAAATGATAAACCCTAAAATGTTAATGACTAAAGAAGAACTAGGAATAGAACGAGTACCAGAATATTACAAAGGTAAGAACGGTTACGAAGCTAGGAAGGTATGCGACAACTTTAACTTACCTTATCATTTAGCTACTGCAGTAACTTATATTTTACGAGCATACCATAAACACGAAACACCTGTAGACTGTATACAGAAAGCTATTAACCACTTAGAATTTGAATTAGAAAAATATGTCGAAGATAATAAAAGGTAAAAAGATAGGAAGACCTAAAACGTCTTACGAAAAACCATCTATAATAAACGAGTACGAAAATATAGAAGACAAGGTAATAACACTACCAGAAATAATAAACGAAGACTACGGATACGAAATGCACTTCGGAACTAAAGAAACTACAGGAATAAAAGAACGAGCTTACCTATATACTAAATACACACCACTATACAGAAAATGAAATACAATAACATAAAAACAATACTAAGAAAACAAATAGATAACGGAGTAAAAACCTTTTGGACATTTGACGAAGAACAAAAAGAGTTTACACAAATCTATAAGAACTATACAAACGAACTAAAGATATATACACCACAACAACTATTAGAATACTTAAATGAAATTTAACTGTAAGAAGTGTAATAAAGAAAAGGATATATACAAAGTAAAGTTTACTGCAACTACAAACGGTTTAGTATGTAAAGAAGCTTACTGCTGTAAAGAATATATGACACAAGTTCTAACTGACGAATACGAAGGTATGCCCGAGATCAAACGAAACGAAGAACACTGTAAAAGTAAAAACTATATAGACGGACTTATAAAAGGTGAATAGAACAGAACAACAAAATAAGTATTACTTTAAGTGTATAGTTTTGCCTTTGGGTAAATTCCTAGGCTATCATAAGTTTGAAATGCATAACGAACTAAAACGATTATTTATACCAGACACAAGTAAAGAATTAACTACAGACGAATTTAACGACTATTGCGAACAGATTAGGGTATGGGCTATGAGTGAGTTTAACTTTGTCTTAGAAGAACCAGAAACAAACAAATAAGACTTATTTATATTATATATTAAATTGGTTAATCAATTTATTTCAATTATGGACAAAAGAAAAAATAACGGCGGTGCTAGGAAAGGTTCAGGTCGTAAGAGTAAAGCAGAAGAACAAAAACTTATAGAGAATTTAACACCTATGAACGCTAAAGCTTTAGAGGCGTTAAAGAAAGGTTTAGACAATCAAGAACAGTGGTCTGTTAAACTATTCTTTGAATACTTCTACGGTAAACCTCAACAAAGAGTAGACGTTACAACAAATGACGAAAGTCTAAATATGCCAATCATAACATTTATAGACACTGAAACTGAATAGAAAATACGATAACCTATTTACTTCAGACTGTAGGTATTACATAGTAACAGGTGGTAGAGGTTCTGGTAAGTCTTTTGCGGTTACTGTATTCTTAACACTACTTACTATGTCTAAAGGTGTTAGGGTACTGTTCACAAGGTACACTATGATTAGTGCACACCTAAGTATTGTACCAGAATTTTTAGAAAAGATAGGACTGTTAGGATTTACGAGTATATTTAATATAAACAAAAGTGAAGTAGTTAATACTAAAACGAATAGCGACATAATATTTAGAGGTATTAAAACGTCTTCAGGAAACCAGACAGCAAGTCTAAAGTCTTTACAAGGTATATCTACTTGGGTACTTGACGAAGCAGAAGAACTAATAGACGAAAATACATTTGACACTATAGACCTTAGTATTAGAGAAAAGGGAGTACAGAACAGAATAGTATTAATACTTAACCCTACAACAAAAGAACACTGGATATATAAAAGGTTCTTTGAAGCAAGGGGTGTATCTTCTGAATTTAACGGTATTAAAGATGACGTATGCTACATACACTCTACATACTTAGACAATAAACAGAACCTTAACGAAAGCTTCTTACAACGTATAAAGACTATACAACAAAACAATATAAAGAAGTATAACCATAAAATCTTAGGCGGGTGGTTAGATAAAGCAGAAGGTGTAGTATTTGAAAACTGGAGTATAGGAAACTTTAACCCAAACGGATTACAAACTTCTTGCGGTATGGACTTTGGTTTTAGTGTAGACCCAGATACACTAATAGAAGTAGCTATAGATAAAACGAAAAAGAAAATATACCTTAAAGAACACATATACAGAAACGGTTTAAAGTCACACGAATTAGCAAAGATAGTAGTAGACAAAGTAGGTAAGACACTTATAATAGCTGATAGTGCAGAACCTAGACTAATAGAAGACCTTAGACACTCAGGAGTTAATATACAAGCAGTAAAGAAGGGTACTATAGAAAGTGGTGTAACACGAATGCAAGACTACGAACTAATAGTATCTTCTTGTTCTACTAATATCATAAAGGAATTAAACAACTATATATACGCAGACAAGGGTTCTAAATTATACGTAGATAGTTTTAACCACGCTATAGACGCAATACGTTATAATGTTATTTACCACTTAGATAACCCTAACGCAGGTAAGTATTTCGTACAGTAAACTAAAAACAACAAATTTATATTATATACTATGAAGGTAAAACTATTGAACGGCAAAAAGACGTTAAACTTTAATATACCGAAGACTTGGAACGAATTGAATTTAGGAAGGTATATTAGAACTATGAAAGTTTTACGAAGTGAAGAAAAGATACACGAGTTAGAAAAGGTAATAAGAATACTTAATTGTATTACTGATATACCTAAAAGAGATTTGTACGGATTAGATGTAAAGAGTATAGGTAAGTTAGGAACTCATTTAACAAGGTTCTTAGAAAGTGAACCAGAAGACGAACTTAAACACTTTGTAGAAGTAGAAGGTATAGAGTACGGTTTTCACCCTAAGCTAGTAGAAATGTCTTTAGGTGAATTTGTAGATTTAGAAACATATACAGAAAACATAGAAGACAATTTACATTTAATACTTAGTGTTCTGTATAGACCAGTAACAGCAAAGAGTGGCGACAAATATAGAATAGAGGATTACGAACCAAATGAAGAACGAGCTAACCTGTTTAAGAAACACTTAACAGTAGGCGACTTTAACGGTGCGTCGGTTTTTTTTTACGATTTAGGAAATCAACTTATGATAAATTCGAAGAAGTCTTTAATACAGAAACACAAGAAGAAGAAAGCCCTAGATACGAAGAAGACGCCTTAAAGGCTTGGGGGTGGTACAATGCTATATATATGTTAGCGAACGAAAACTTTTTAAGTATAGAACAAGTAGTATCTAAAGAAGCCTACGAATGTTTAACTTTTATGTCTTATAAAAAAGATGTAAACCAAAAAATAGAAAATGAGTATAAGAGTACAAGGAGTAGATTCAATTAAATTTAAGACGTTTAATAACGTAATAGATACCTTAAAGTGCGTAGGTGAACAACACTTAAATATACACACTGTTACAAGTGGTGATATTTGGGAAATAGATTTAGAAAAGAATACACTTTACCCTTTACTTCATATAAACCCAGAAAACGTAACGGTAGGAATGCATACAAGAACTTTTAACTTTCAGTTATTTGTAATGGATTTAGTAGAACCACACGAAAGCAACGAACAAGAAGTAATGTCTGACACTTTAGAAATAATGAACGATATAATAGCGGTATATAAACACGGTGAGATTCTTTACGGTTACGACACTACACACGGAGAGCTACCTAGATACTTTATAGATGACGACTTTACAATAGAACCTTTTACAGAACGATTCGACCACGCTGTAACAGGTTGGGTAATGTCTTTTGCAGTAACAGTAGAAAACGAATTAAATAGTTGTATAGTACCAATAGATACTAGCACTATATGCGTAAAATAAGATTACAATTTATAATAGGAAAATATAAAATAACACTTAAACCTTTTTCAATAACAATAACAAAAAAATAATGGCAGACTTAACAGCAACAATTTCAGAATCAGTTACAATAAACGGAAGCGTAAGAGGTTCTAGTAATACAGTAACTACAACAGGAATAGTAGACACTTTAGAACGTACAATATCCTGTACACACTCACAAACTACAACTATAGCAGAATTTGGAGCTACACCACACGCAGCAGGAAGTAATATAGATAGAGATAATGTAAAGTATCTTAGGGTAACTAATTTAGATAGTACAAACGAATGTATGTTAGGAGTAGTAACAGGTGCTTCTAATTATCAAGTACGACTAAGAGCAGGAGCTTCACACGTTTTATTTAATGGTGACGATATAGCAATAGGTGAAGAAGACACTACGCCAGCTTTTGCAGCTATAACAGGCGACTTAGCGTCTTTACAAATTAAACCTATTAACACAAATGACATACAAGTAGAATTATTTATTGCTAGCGTTTAATGCCTTTCGGTCTTAAATACGATAGTATAGAAAACTACTTAAAGTCTTACGGTAAATATATTGTAAGACAAGCAAGAGGTATATTAAAAAGTAAAGGTAAAGATACAACAGGTAAGCTTTCAAGTTCTTTAAAATACAAAGTAACTAAAGAAAAAGAAGGTTTTGAAATAAAGTTTTTAGCAAGTAAATACGCAGCTTTTGTAAACAAAGGAGTTTCAGGAACTGAAGGTCGTAGAACGTATATAGATAAAGACGGAAAAAGAAAAACAAGTCCTTTTAAATTTAAGAAACAACCGCCTTCAAATGTTATAGAACGGTGGACTGTAGCTAAAGGTATTAAAGGACGTGACAGAAAAGGTAGGTTTATAACAAGAAAGTCTTTAGCGTTTTTAATAGCAAGAAGTATTAAACGAAAAGGAATACCAGCAGCAAGTTTTTATACACAACCTTTAAGTTATAGTTACAAAGTATTTAAAAAAGAAATGATTAAACATTTCAAAGAAGACGTATTAAAAAATATAAAACAATTTAAGTAATGGTAACACTAGAACAAGAACCGAAATATAAACTAATACCAGTAGGAAGCCCGATACCTTTTACTGTATATCACGATCCTACTATACAAAATAAGTTTAAGATTAAATATACCGCTAAAGTATTTGTACATACTAAAACTTCGGCTTCACTAACAAATATAGAAAACAGGGTAGCTGTTCTTAAAGTAACACCTAACGGAGCAGGTAAAGGTATTTTTGATTTAGCACCTATATTAGAAAACTATGTTTCGCCAGATTACGAAGGTGGACAGACAATTTCTGACGACCCTACTTTTAAGTCACAATATAACAGTGTAGAGTATTCGGAGTTCGAGCCTCATACAATACACCAAATAGACAAATTCTGCTGTAACCAAAATAGTGTTAGGTTTTTTTATGTTAAATTTAATGTAGAAGCAGCAGACACAGTTACAGGACAGGTTACACAACAAACCAGTGATAAGCACGCAGGTTCTTATTTAATATACAACGGTGTACTTTACGATACAGACATATTAAAGTTAGATAGTTCAGGTAATTATGGTTACAACTTAAACAGATCTACAAGTCAGTCAGGTTTTATATTAAACAGTACAAATTCTAGGTTTTTAAGTAACGCACCTACAACGCAGTATGTAAGAGAAAAAGACTATTTAACTTTAGCTTTCTTTTCACAATACAATTCTGACTTTATAGTTGCACCTTCAGGAGCTAATAACGCTGTAAAAGGAATAAGAACAAGGTTCTATTATAACGGTTCTGTAACTGTAAGTAATATTAGGCAGCTATCAGGTTCTGTAGGTGGTCACTACGGTTATATAGGTGACAGTAACGTAAAGCTACAATACGTAGGTGTAGGACTAGGAAACCTAGACGCTTCAGGTATACCGATACCAGCTAACTGGGATTACTACACAGTACACGCAGAAGACGACGCTAGTAATACAATAAGTGATACTTACTATTTTTACCCACAAGTAGACGACTGTAAAGGTTTTGAAACAATACGTTTAACTTGGTTAAATAAGTTCGGTGTTTGGGATTACTATAACTTTACAAAAAAGTCTGTAAGAAGTTTTAATACTAAACGGAAAAGCTATACACAAATAACTGGTAGTTGGAACGGTAATAGACATATGTTAGACGGACATACTGGAGGCAAAAAACACTATAATACTTCTGTAAGTGAAAAGATTAAGTTAAACACAGATTATATAACAGAAGCCGAGGCTGTCTGGTTAGAAGAACTATTTATAAGTAACGAAGTATATATATTAGAAAAAAGTAAAACAGATAGTACAGTAGAAGGTTATATAAGAAAATATATAAAACCAGCTTTAATAACTAATAGTACACACACAAGAAAAACAAAAGCAAACGACAGACTTATACAATATACTTTTGAAGTAGAAACAACGAAGACTAAGAAAACACAGAAAATATAATGAGTGTACAGCTAATACTTTACCCGCAAGCTTATAACGGTTTATATAATTCGTATAGTGTACCTTATTTTAACGAACACTTAGGAAACCCTAAATTTAATTCAGGTTTTGTTTTTACTGCTAACAGCCCTTTAGCTATAGCAAATTTTTACGGACACAACCCAGTAAATAGGTTACAAGCTTTCGGACACGGTAACGCTAGTTGGTCAAGTTGGTATACTGACGGTTCTACTTCACCTACTACTACTGCTGTTTTCGGTGCTGTTTCTGCACCTACAATTTCTAACGGTGAGGTGACCTTTCATAGTACAGCTTCAGGAGCAGACGGCTTCGATACTGGTATTTATCAAAGAGTACAAAACTTAACAGTAGGAGTTAAATACAATCTTAAAATACAAATCTTAGAAGCTACTAGCGGTACTTTAACAATAGGGCAAAATATAAACTGGCAGTATAATTTTTTAGCAAATGGAGCAGGTGTACACCCTTGTATTTTAAGTAATCAAATTACACCAACTGTAGGTACACGAACTTTTACATTTACAGCTACCGCTTCTACACAAATGTTAGTTTTAAGATATACAAATTCAGTAGCACACGACTTAGTATTAGGTGAAGTATCTATAAAAGAGAATATAGACGACGCACCTACAGTAGACGCATATACAGACGGTCAAGTTATTCTTGATCTTTACGAAGAAAGTAATTTACCTTTAACTTTATCAATAGATAATTTTAAAAATGTAGCAGAAAAAACACAAAGTTTTTCAAAAGCTTTTAAATTACCTTCTACTAAAAGAAACAATAAAATATTTAACAATATATTCGAAGTTACTAAGTCTGTACAAGACGATATTTACGCTTTTAACCCTTACAAAAAAACTAAGGCTATTTTAAAAGAAGACGGCTATACTGTATTTGACGGTTTTTTAAGACTAATAGACATAACTAATAAAGAAGGCGAAGTAAGTTACAACGTAAACTTATATAGTGACACTATAACACTTGCAGACACCTTAAAAGATAAAACCCTTGCTAATTTAGTAGACGGATTCGAAGAACTTACACACTTATACAACAAAACAAATATAAAAGCTACTTTTGGTTCTACTGGTGTTACTTATACTTCGAGCGCTACAAGTGGTTTCAGAGCAGCAGACACCGTTAAATATCCTCTTTGTGACTGGAACGGTAATATAACTTTAGATTCTAGCAACAACCCTGTATTACAGTTTTTAGAAGACGGTTATAGACCTTGGCTAAATTGTAAATATTTAGTAGACCGTATAATAGCAGAAGCAGGTTTTACTTATACTTCTACTTTTTTAAGTTCTACAGACTTTACTAAATTATTTATGGACTTTAATTGGGGTTCAGATAACGAAATAATAACAGGTAACGGTTCACAGCCTTGTAGTTCTAGTTTAACTACTGCAGGACTTTCGGCTACCGCTACTTCTTCTTCTTATCAGCCTTTTCAGTTAGACCAGTCTGCACCCTTCGACGTTAATTTTCCGAGCGACATAGGATATAACAATACAACGCATAAATTCGTATGTCCAGCTGATAACACAGGATATAAAATAGAGTATTGGCATAACACAAGAATATATAATAACACTACTTATTCGGGAAGATGGAAACATACATCTAACGCAACTGGTGCTGTAACTTATTACGATTCTTGGAGTGCAGCACAGTCTGCTAATGTTACAGTTCAAGGAAGTGGTACGGTTTATATACAGTGTAATGAAAATGACGAAATAGTATTTGAGCATAAAACAACTGGAGCGGGGCACGCAAGACAAAGTAATTTTACTGGTGTTATTTTTGGTGTTAAGTATATAGTAACAATAGGTCAGACTATAGCAACTTCAAATAATTTACTACAAAGTATGCGAGGTAATATAAAACAATGGGATTTACTAAAAGGTTTTGTAACTATGTTTAATTTAGTTATACTTAAAGATAAAGACAACCCTACTAACTTTATTATAGAACCGTATAAAGATATATTTATAGATAATTCAGACATAAAAACGCACGACTGGACAACTAAAGTAGATATAGAAGAAACTAACTTAAAACCTATAGATCTTAAAAAAACAGTATCTTTTAATTATAAAGAAGACAAAGACGACCACGCTAAAAACATATACGAAAAAGCTACTACTAATAAGTACGGTGATTACGAAATAGCGGCTACTTCATTTAATTTATTACAAGGTGAAACAAAAATAGAAACAATTTTCGGAGCTACATATATTAAACCTCTTTTCGATTCTACTTCTGAAATAGTATGCCCCGCTATTTACAAAGGTAAAGAAGACGGTACTTTTGAAGGTTACGAAAACAACCCTAGAATATGTTACGACAACGGTAGTGTAAGTATGGTTAGTCATACTATATACTTACCAGTACAAAACGGTGTTACAAGCGAAAACAGTACACAGTACTTACAGTTTTCACACCTTTCGGAAATACCTACAACGTCTAGTACAAAAGACTATAATTTTGGAGCTTCACAATTTATATTAGGAATAGGTAACGCACCAGTAGACAACCTATACAATACGTACTGGTCGCCTTATTATGACGAATTATATAATTCAGACACAAGAACACTAACTTTAAAATTGTATTTAACACCTTCTGAAATATCTAATTTTAATTTTTACGATACAGTTAGAATAAAAAACTCTTTATATAGAGTAAACAAAATTGACTATAAACCCTACGAAATGTCTACAGTAGAATTTATACTAATAGCATAATGGAATATAAAAAAGGATTTGAAATAAAACCTAGCGAAATACAGTCTGATGGTACTGTATTATTTACAGACGGTACGGATAGTGTACACGCTAATCAAATTGCTTGCGAAGCTTACGGCTATAAATACAACGCAGAACTTGGTATATGTAAAGCTTACGATTACACTTCTAAAATATCTATAAGAAGTAAAGAAAATAAAACAGATATAAAAGGAACTAACAATACTGTCGAAAGGGGTGTAAGAGATACTTTAATAAGTGGTAAGGATAATATAGCAAAAGGTGAAAACCAAAATTCTTTTATAAGTGGTGAAAAAAACGAAATAGAACGAGGTGTAAGTAACGCTGTAGCTTTTGGTAAAATGAGTAAACCAACGCATAAGAACGAATTTACTGTAGGTGGTGGTGGTTTTGATAGCGAAGCAGGTTTATTACAAATGAGTGTAATACAACTATCAAGAAGGGTAGGGTCTGGAGAATATCACTATTTATATATAGACGGTGACGCAGACGTAGATAACACTGACGAAATACTACTACCAGCAAACAGTGTAGTAACTTACGAAATATGGTTAAGTGCTTTAGTTACTGGAGGTTCTTCTGGTACAGCAGGTGATTACGAAGCGTATGTATTTTTAGGTGTTATAAGGACAGCTAATGACGGAACTATGACGCATAACGCAAAAATAGATAGGTTACTTGGTAGAACTGGTAGTCTAGGTACACAAGTTATAGATACTTCAACTGCTTATACACTAAAGTTAAAAGTGTCAGGTTTAGCGAATGTAAATATACAGTACCACGCAGTAGCAAAATTACATATTAACAAAACTAACGTAGTAGAAATATAAAATAATGGCAGAACAAGTAGAATTAGAATTAAAAATAAAGGGCGGTAATAAAGCTGTAAAAACTTTAGGACAGCTAGAACAAGAATTAGATAAAGCAAGAGAGGCTATAAAAGGTGTAGAAGTAGGTAGTAAGGCTTTTGAAACCTTAGCACAAAAAATACAAAAAACAGGTTCTGAAATAAAAGTTTTAGAAAAAAATATGGAATCTTTAGAGCCACAGCAAAAAGCTGAGGCCTTCCTAAAACTCGGCGAGGGCATCGCAGGCGGCTTCGCAGTAGGTCAGGGAGCTATGGCGTTAATGGGCGTAGAAAGTGAAAACTTAGAAAAGATACAAGTTAAAGTACAGTCTGCAATAGCAATAGCACAAGGTATTCGTATGATGTCTGAAGCAGCTTTAATGGCTACTACTGCTAAAAGAGTATTAATAGAAAAGACAAGCTTAGTTACTACAAAATTAATGTCTGTAGCTACAGCTACTTTAACTTTTATACAAGGAGGTCTTGCTACTTCAATTACAGCTACTTCTGTAGCTTTAGCAGCCCTAAGAGTAGCTATATTAGCTACAGGAATAGGTGCTTTAGTAGTAGGAATAGGTGCGGCAGTAGGATACCTTTCTAGTTGGATTTCTGGTACAGAGGAACAAACAAAAGTGCAGAAAATTAATACAGAAGCTTTACAAAAACAAAATAAAGCTTTAATAGATAATGCTAGGAATATAGAATCTAAAATGGATGCTGAGTATAGGCTTTTAGATGCACAAACTGAAGCAGATAAAGAATTAGAGAAAAGACAGCAATTTTTAGAAAAAGAAGCAGGATTATTAGACGAAGCTATTGCAAGAGTAGAAAAGAATAATAGTCTAATGGACGAGTACAAAGACAAAGACTGGTACGCAGAGTGGTATAATACAAACGCTGACGCTATTAAAAGTGCAGCAGCACAACTAGAAGATTGGACGCAAGACGTAACAGACGCCAAAACAGCAGTTAGAGAGCAAATAGTAGCAATGAGAGAGGCAGAAAAACAAGCTAAAAAAGATGAAGAAGCAGCAGAAAAAAGACAAAAACGTAGAGAAAAAAGAAAACAGAAAAGAATAAAAGACGCAGCAGACCTAGCAAGTTTAGAAAAAGAACTTGATCTAATGCGTATAGAAGACGATAACGAAAGGGCAGCAGCAAAAATAGAACAAGACAGACAAAGAGATTTAGAAGCCGCAGTAGGTCAAGAAGAACAAATCGCACTTATAAAAGAAAAGTACAATATATTAGAAGCAGAACGTGAAGACGCTTACTGGGAAAAGAAAATAGCTGATAACAACGCGTATAATCAAAAGATAGCAGACGACGCAATAGCAATAAAAGAAAAGCAAGCAGCAAAACAAAAAGAAATAGACCAGTTAGTAGAAGACACTAAGGCTAATATGATTTCGCAAGGTTTTGAATTAGCTAAAACTTTAGGAGGTAAGAATAAGAAAATACAAAAAGGAATAGCTGTAAGTGAAACTATATTTAATACTCAAAAGTCTATAATGCGAGCACTAGCAGACATACCAGCACCTTATGGTGTAGCACAGGCAGTGGTTCACGGAGCTATGGGGGCAGCAGCTATAGGTACTATTCTTAGCGAAAGTACAGGAGAAGTTACTACTGGTGGTGGTAGTACACCCGAGCCTATGATACCGCAAGCTTCAGGAGCGTTTACTTTAGGGGGTGGTGATATAGAACAGCAAGCTATGCGAGCTTACGTAGTAACAGATGAGATGTCGGACAGTCAAGCACAACTTGCAGACATTAGAAGAAGAAGTACAATCTAAAAATCAAACAATAACAAATAACTTATATTATATAGTATATAAATAAACTTATGAAAAACGAATACTACCATAAACTTACGGAGCTTAAAAAAAGAGAACCTAAAAAGGTAGAATTAAGTTTAGAAGACGATTTAGAAAAAATAGACGATAAACTAATTGCAATTTGGGAAAAAGCTAATAAAAATTTAGATAAAGCGTCTACAATAGACGATAAATTAGAAAAACTACAATCAGAAGCAAAAGATATTATAACTAAATTAGAAAAAGACGCTAGTAATATATCTAAAGAAAGTGATAAAGGTAAAAGTTTGTTAAAAAAGTATAAGAAGGCAGCAGACGATTTAGGAGTAAAAGCAGAAGAAAACCAGACTTACCGAACTTTGAATAAAAGAATAGACGAAATATATAAACATAGTAATACTGTAAAAGACTGGATAAGAGTTACAAAAAAAATAACTACTATATAAATATGAAAAAGAAAACAACTAAGATCACAGAATTAGTAATAAGTGAAGAAAACGAAGCTTTAGCTATTGACGCTATAAGTCTAGTTAGTTCACCAGCTATAGAAGTAGACTTTGTATTTTTCGGAAAAGAAAAGAATAACTTAACCTTTGCTAAAGTAGACGAAGAAAAAAGAGAACTTATAGCACCAGCTTTAATACCTAATAAACAGATATACAGATACGACGCTAATACAGACAGTGACTATTACGTATATTTTTCAAAAGATACTGTAAAGAAAGCAGCTTATAGTTACTTAAAACACAATAACCACCACAAAGCAACATACGAACACCAACAAAGAGTAGCGGGAGTATTAACTGTAGAAAGTTGGATAATAGAAGACACTGATAAAGACAAATCAAGTCTTTACGGTTTTTCTTTGCCAGCGGGTACTTGGATGGTAAAAATGAAAATAGAGAATGACGATCTTTGGAATAAAATAAAAGAAGGTGAACTTAAAGGACTTTCAATAGAAGGTTACTTTGTAGATAAATTAGAAAAAATGACTAAGACATATACAGACGAAGAAATAAGAACTGCATACAAAGAACTACAAGCAGAAGGTAAAATAGAGTTAGCAAAAACCATACCAGCAGCAAGAGGTAAACTAACTAAGCTGATGAAAAAGTACAATAAATATATTAGTTCAGAAGCTAGCAAAATGAGTAGAGAGTTTACAGATTACAGTGGTGAATTTTTTAATTTAGAAGGCGTTTTTGAAAAATTCATAAAAGCAGCAAAAGATTTAGGGTTAAATGATGTAGTACAAGAATTAGAGCGTGATATTAAATATTGTAAAATGTTAAGAAGCAACGCACAAAAAAAGGGTAGTTTAACAGACAAATTGTTACAAGACAGGGTATAATAAAGTAAAGTTTATTAAATAATACTATATTAGCAAAAAAATATATTATGAAACCATTTACAAAAGAAACAATAGATACAATAATTAGAATAGGCGGTAACGGAACATTAAAAAATATAACAAAATGTATAAAGACTACGAAATAAAATTAAACGCTATCTTAGATAAGCACGGAGTACAGAAAGTTGAGTTAGATTTAATTAAAGACGCTTTAAAATGGGTAAAAGGTGTTAATATGTTTGGTAAAAATATAGATATAGCAGAAGACGAACTAGAAAAAGTTTTAAGAAGTATAAAAGTAGACACAGAAAATTTACAAGAAGATTATAACGCTTTGCAAAAAGGAATAGATGCAGTAGAAAAAGGAGCAAAAGATTTAGGAATTAATGTAAATAGTATACCAAAATATAAAGAAGCTTTAGAAGCTATAAAATACGGACAAAAACAAATAAATAAAGGTAAGAAACTACTTAAATAAAAAGTAAAATCAAATAGAACTTAAACAATTATATTATATAGTATAAAACAAAATTAAAATGGAATTAAAAAATCAAATCTTAAAAGCTTTAGGTCTTAACAAAGACGAAGAAATTAACTTAGAATTTCAGGCTAAACTTATTGACGGTACTATTATAGTAAGTTCTGCTGACGAACTAGCAGCAGGTGTAGACGTTTCTATTCTCTCTGAAGACGGAACGACTATGAAACTTCCTATCGGAAAATACGAAACAGAAGACGGACAAGGTTTTTCTGTAGAAGAAGAAGAAGGTATAATTACAGAAATGTACGAAGAAACTGAAGAAACTGAAGAAGAAGAAACAGAAGAAGTAGAAGCTTCAGAAGAAGTTGTAGAAGAAGTAGAAGAGCCTTCAGAAGTAAACGAAAGACTTCCTAAAAAGATTAAAACAACAGAAGAAGTAGAATTTAATAAAGAAGAAGTTATCGAAGAAATCGGTGCTGTTATTAAAGAACTACTTACTGAAGTTAGAAACGACGTTAGTAGATTATCGGCAGAACTTGACGAAATGAAAGGAACTAACGAAGCTTTAGAAATAGAAAAAGAAACTTTATCAGCACAATTAGAAGAAGTATCTAAAGAACCAGCTTCTGATCCTGTTACTACAAATAAGTTTTCTAACAACAAAACAAAAGAAATATCGTCTATAGAATATAGAAATATGAGTAGACAAGAGAAATATTGGTATAACATTAATAATAACTAAAAAAATATAAAAAAATGGGTTTAACAATCACATCGAGCTCGTACGCAGGTAAACACGCAGGTTTATATGTAAACGCAGCTTTAAAAACAGCGTCTTCTTTGGAGTATATGACTATCAGAGAAAACGTAAATTACAAAGAGGTAATAAATAAGATAAGCGGGGCTAATTTGGTAAAGGACGCAACGTGTTCTTTTAACGAGCAGTCGGCAGCTTTAACAATGACAGAACAGGTTTTACAAGTAGAGCCTTTTCAAATTAATTTAGACGTATGTAAGCGTGAAATGTCTGCTACTATGCTACAAGACTGGTCAGGTGAGAACCCAGACGACTTTGTAGCTTTTGCTATGACTTACTTATCTGATTCAATTGCTGATTCAATCGAAACTTCAATCTGGCAAGGTTCAACAGGTACTTCTGGTCAATTTGACGGAGTTAGTGCTACTGGTATGACTGTAGATTCTTCTACTGGTATTGGTGCAGCAGGTTCTTATGCAGCTACTAACGTAATAGGAGAACTAGGAGATTTAGTAGCAGCTGTACCTTCGGCTGTTTACGGTAAAGAAGACTTATATATCTATATGTCGCCTAAGACTTACAGATTCTACATTCAAGCAATTTCTGCTTTATCTGCTTTCCCTTTCAATCATATGGGTCAGTACACACCAGAATTTGAAGGTGTAAAAATTGCGGTTTGTCACGGTATAGAAGATGACGTTATGTACGCAGGTCAAAAATCTAATCTTTTCTTCGGAACTTCACTAAATTCTGATTTAACAGAAGTGAAAGTTTTAGATATGGAAAACTTAGACGGATCGAACAACGTAAGGTTGGTAGCTAAGTGGACTGCAGGTGTACAAGTTGGTGTACCTTCAGACTTCGTTAAACAATCATAATATTAACAATTAAAACTATAAACTATGCCAGCAACTTGTGCACTTACGAAAGGTAGAGCTATACCTTGCCGTGACGGAATCGGCGGAATAAGAGCTATATACTTATATGAATTTGACGGAGCTACTAATACTATAGCAAACTCTGCAGTAACAGATATAGAAGGTGTATCTACAATTAGAAAGTACGCTTTACACAGAGGGGCGGGTAGCTTTGTAGAAACAATTAACGCTACTACAGATACAGGTGGTTTATTCTACACACAAACGCTAACTGTTAAGTTTCCTAAATTAACTGCAGCAGATCAGAACGAACTTAAATTAGTAGCAGCTAATAGACTTTGTATAGGTATTGAATTAAACGAAATTACTGATTCAGGTAAACAAATTGTATTGTTAGCAGGTACTCATAACGGTATGATGGTTTCAGGTGGTAGTAATTCTTCAGGTGGTGCCCTTTCAGATATGAACGGATATGAGTGGACTTTCACGGCAGAAGAAGGTTACCCTTGTCCTATTGTAGCTGATTATACGACAGCACCATTTGATAACACAGCCTTTAATGGTGGTAGTACTATTACAATAGACTTATCTTAAAAATCTATTGATTATATAATAAGAGGGGTAGCTTTTTGGCTACCCTTTTTTTTTACTAACTTAAAATTAAAAAGATGTATAAACTAAAAGACGAATGGAAAGGTGCTACAGTTGTTAAAAATAGCTACCAAATATACTTAGATGACGTAAAGTCTGAAGAAGTAGAAATACTAGGAATAGAGTTCTTTTTTGAAAAGAAAAAAGAAAAGAAAAGTAGACCTACAGACTAAACATAAAAAAAAATAAAAACTACTTTTTTATATTATATAGTATGATAACAGGAGTTTACGGAAGTTCGATACCTTCATATTTAACTTTAGAAGAAAAGAGAATACACACAGCTGTAGACACTTCTAAGGTTAGATACTTGTTTAAGTTTACAAACGATTCTACAAAAAAGGTAAAGTACGCTTACGGTAATAAGACTAACCATAACGAAAGGTACGTTAAAAACCTTTTTTTTCACGATACAACAGAAAATATATTTACAGGTAGAATAGACTTTAAACCTTTTGGTTTTTGGTATTACGAAGTTTACGAGGTTACTTGGTTAGGTACAGTACCAACTTTAGCAGGTGGAACTTCAG